TTCCAAGTGTATAAACAAGGTAGCTCCAAGCTACAATTTGACCGAATGGTTTGATGAATTCGAAGAGGCGGTGTTGGGTAACTTAGAAACTCGGACATGGCCCACAGCTAAAGAGCTTTCCAAAGCTGCGCAGCAAATACGAAAAGCCAAGCCAGTTTTTGCAGATGATAGCGTTGAAGCTGAATGGCTATTGAACCCGGTTACAATCAATGCAAAGCGCATCCAAGGCGGTCATCCGGTTTGTGAAACGTGGTTAAGCGGTAAACGGGCGCAGTCTATGCTGGCGACTGGTATGATTACTGAAGTTGATCTTAATCGGTACAAAAAAGCGGCAAGGTTGCAAAATGAGCAATTGTATGCTTAAATTCAGATACTGTTCTTCCAGACAGTCTGCTCTGGTCAACTTGTCCTGTTGTTGACCGCCACCTATGACAGAGGGAAATCCTCCCAAAACTTCCCTCTGTCTTTTTATTAGCGCACCCTGAAAAGGACGTAAACTATGAACAAACAAAACTGGCCAGCAGATAAAGTGGAACGCAGAAGCATAGGGAGCATTATACCTTATGCGCGAAATAGTAGAACACACAGCGATGAACAGGTGGCGCAGATAGCCGCCAGCATCAATGAGTGGGGTTTTACCAATCCTATCCTTGTTGACATAGATGGCGAAATTATTGCTGGGCATGGCAGACTTCTCGCTGCGCAAAAGCTCGGTTTGAAAGATGTTCCGTGTATTACCGCTGTTGGGTGGTCTGACGCCCAAAAGAAAGCCTATGTCATTGCCGACAACAAGCTGGGGCTAAACGCTGGTTGGGATGAAAGTCTTTTGAAAGTCGAGTTCAAAGAATTGGGTGATTTGAATTTTGATTTGGAATTAACTGGTTTTTCATTGGACGAATTAGGTGATTTGTTTGACGATCAGGAAAAAGAAGATGAATTGCCCAAACAAGAAGATTACAACGAAACATTTGAAGTCGCGGTTGAATGTGATGGCGAAGAAGAACAAGAAAAAATTTACAATCAATTAACAGGGGATGGTTACAAATGCCGAATTTTAACCATGTAGTCGAAACAGAATACACCCCAACATTTAGAACAGAAAAAGTCGTTGGAATGTTTGATGTGCCAGCAACGAATAAATTGCGCAAAGAATGGCATATAAATATGCCGATAGAAGAACAAGATTGGCAAATTGGGTTAATTGTTGGCGCGTCTGGGGCTGGTAAAACCACAATAGCCAAAAAAGTTTTTGGTGATGACGTTTATCATTTCGGTTATGAATGGAAATCAAAGTCGTTGCTTGACGATTTCGATCAATCGTTGGCTGCAAGTGACATTACAAACGCATTGTCACACGTTGGGTTTTCGTCGCCCCCTGCGTGGTTGTTGCCATATGGCGCATTGTCCAATGGTCAAAAATTTAGATGTGAACTTGCGCGTTGTTTGACCGATCAAAGGGATTTGATTGTGTTTGATGAATTTACATCTGTCGTTGATCGAAATGTTGCAAAAGTTGGCAGTCATGCTGTTCAAAAAGCCATTCGAAAAACAAACAAGCAATTTGTGGCTGTTACTTGTCATTATGATGTTGAAGGATGGTTACAGCCCGATTGGGTTTATGATGTTTCGTCAAATACGTTTTCATGGAGGTGTCAAAGGCGACCCAAAGCAAAAATCGAGATATTCAAATGTCATCATTCTGCATGGCGATTGTTTGCAGGAAATCATTATTTGAGCGCAGACCTTAATAAAGCATCAACGTGTTTCATTTTGATGTTTGACGGTGAGCCGGCCGCATTTACTGCAATTTTGCCATTCCCGCACCCAAAAGTTAAAAATGTGTGGAAAGAACATCGCACAGTGACGTTACCTGATTATCAGGGATTTGGGCTTGGAAACAGATTGTCCGAATTTGTTGGCGAATGGTTGAATAAACGCGGTAAAAAGTTTCGTAGCGTTACATCGCATCCAGCAATGATTGGGCATAGGCATAGATCATCGTCATGGATAATGGATCGCGCTCCAAGTAGACTTAAATCGCCGGGCAAAAAAGCCAAAATGCAAAACAACAAAAACACTAGCATTAGTCGATTGACTGCATCTTTTTTATATGTCTCGCAGGAAAGGAGGGCTACATGACTGAAAAGAAAAACAAAGGCGGTCGCCCACCTGTAATATTAACCAATGAGCAAAAGGCCGAAGTGGAAACGCTTGCGGCTGTTCTTAGCAGTGAACAAATAGCCGATTATTTTGGTATTGGTCGAACAACATGGTTTGCAATTCTTGAACGTGACCCAGAAGTTTCCGAACTGTATAAAAAGGGTCGGGCAAAAGCTGTTGGGTTTGTTGCTCAAAATTTAATCCAAAAAGCACGGGGCGGCGACTTGGGCGCACAGATATTTTATTTAAAAACTCAAGCTGGTTGGAAAGAAACGCAAAGGCTTGAAGGCGCTGGCAATGATGGCGAACACGTTCATGCGTATAAATGGTTGAGCGATGAAGACGAAAACAATTAACTATCGCCCGAGAACGCATCTAAAGCCGTATCATGCGCGAAAGCAACGCTGGGCGGTTATCGTAGCCCACAGGCGCTTCGGTAAGACGGTTGCGGCTATCAATGACCTAATACGAGATGCACTAACGATACCGCGTAAAAAGGTGCGGGTTGCATACATTGCGCCGTATTACCGACAGGCCAAGGCTATCGCTTGGGATTACTTGCTAGAATATACCAGAGACATTGAGGGCGCTGTTGCTAATGCAAGCGAATTGCGTGTGGATTTCCCGAATGGTTCCCGCATCCGTTTATTTGGCGCTGATAACTACGATGCTATGCGTGGTTTGTATTTTGACAGCGTTGTGCTTGATGAACCCGCTGACTTCCCGGCTAACGCTTGGCCTGTTGTTATACGCCCTAGCCTTGCCGACCGTAAGGGCCGCGCCACGTTTATTGGAACGCCCAAGGGCAAAAACGACTTCTGGGACATTTACCACCACGCGCAAAGCGATCCAGATTGGTTTTGTGCGATGTATAAAGCTGATGAAACAGGCGTCCTGGACGATGAAGAATTAGCGGAAGCAGAGCGCACAATGGGCGAGGATCGTTATGCCCAGGAGTTTCTTTGCTCTTTTGAGGCTGCGATCCAAGGCGCATATTATGCCACAGAAATGAAAAAGGCCAAAGAAGAAAAGCGCATTTCAAACGTGCCATACGATCCCGGCGTGGGTGTTGTTACCGCTTGGGACTTGGGTATTGGCGACAGCACGGCTATTTGGTTTGCGCAGTATGTCGGCAAGGAAATCCGCTTAATAGATTATTATGAAAGCAGCGGCGTAGGTTTAGACCATTACGCAAAGGCTCTAAGTGAGCGCGGTTATCATTACGAGCAGCATATTTTGCCGCATGATGTCAGAGTTAAGGAGCTTGGCACTGGCAAGAGCAGATTGGAAACTCTGGACGCTCTGGGCATTAAAGACATAGAAATAGCTCCCCGGCTTGGAATAGAAGATGGCATACAGGCTGCGCGTTCTATGCTGAACCGTTGCTGGTTTGATGAAACCAAGTGTGAGCGTGGCGTTGAGGCATTGCTGCAATATCGGCGTGAATTTGACGAGCGGATGAAGTCTTGGCGCGGTAGACCGCTGCACGATTGGACTTCTCACGGTGCTGATGCGTTCAGATATTTGGCTGTTGGTTATAAGCCAGAAGCCGATTGGGGCGCACCAATCAAGCGCGGATTGCGTGGAATAGCTTAATGTGATACTGTGTGGTTGAAGAACACAGGTGCATCATGGCGAAAATGACTAAAGCACAAATTGCGAGAGCTAAGGCTATGTCCAAGCGCAAGGGTTCTGCGTATCCTAATGCTTGGTCAAATTTAAAAGTTGTCAAAGCAGATGCAAAGAAATCCAAGAAAAAACCAGCAAAGAGGAAAGCATAATGGGCTATGGTAAAAAAGGTGCGGGTAAGAAAAAAGGCGGAAGAAAGAAATGAAGACTGGTAAGTATTCTTCGTCAGCATCCTTTAAGCCGTGCAAGGGTTGCCCTACACCAAATAAATGCGCAATGGCTGGCAAGTGTCTAGCAAAGGCGTGAGGCTTATTAATTTCTAATGCGTACCAGAGCGGAAAAAATAGCAGCGGCAAAGAAACGGCATGGCTTTACGGCGGTAAACAAACCTCGCCGGGGTGGGCCTAAGAAGTTCGAAGTCTTGGCGGTAGAAGGCAACGAAGTTAAAAAGGTTAACTTTGGCGATCCGAATATGACCATCAAGAAAAACACGCCAAGTCGAAAAGCATCGTATTGTGCGCGTTCTGGTGGTATAAAGGGTAAGAATAGCAAATTGTCGGCTAACTATTGGTCGCGTAAAGCATGGGACTGTTAGATGGCACTTTCAACTTATTCAGAGCTTAAAACATCAATTTCTGGTTGGCTTAACCGTGAAGACGCGGATACCATTGCAAAGATACCTGACTTCATTGCGCTGGCAGAGGCCGATATAAATCGCAAACTGCGTCATTATAAAATGATTGAGCGTGTTGATGCAGTGCTTGATAGCCGATATGTGCAAGTGCCTAACAATTGGTTGGAGACGGTTCGATTTAATATCACCGCATCAACCACGGTCAAATTAGATTTTATTGGCCCAGAAGATATGCTGGAAAAGCGGCAGAACAACAGCGACACTGCTGGCATTTCTCGTTATTATACGCAAATGGGGGAAGCTATAGAGGTGTTCCCAACTCCCGCTGCGGAATATCCTATGCAGCTTGCTTATTATGCGCAAATCCCAAGTTTGAGCGATAGCGTAACTTTTAATTGGTTGTTGCAAGACCAGCCTGATGTTTACCTGTATGGCGCACTAATGCAATCGGCTCCATACTTGCTAGATGATGCGCGAACCCAGACCTGGGCTGGCTTGTATCAAAACGGTTTGGCTTCACTGCAAAAGGCATCTGATGACACTAGGTTTGGTGGTTCTGGTCGCAGAATTATTATAACTAGTTATTAACTGAAAATTGGTGTATGATAACGCCAGATATATCTAATCGGAGAAATCCATGTCTTTAACTAACGCTTTCGAGACAAGCACACTGCAATATCTGTTGACCACAGATAGTGTTACCCGCCCAACCGCGTGGTACATTGGTTTGTTTACATCTGACCCGACTGACACAGGCGCAGCTGGCACCGAGGTGTCTGGCTTTGATTACGCCCGCACCGCAGCCACGTTTACTGTCACTGGCGACACTGCCACAAACTCAGCGGCTGTTGAGTTTCCTGCGGCAAGCGGCGGCAACTGGGGAACGATTGGTTGGATCGGCATTATGGATGCTTCGTCTGGCGGGAATATGATAATCCACTCTGCGCTTGATGTTGCCAAAGCTATCAACGATGGCGATGTGTTCCGCATCCCAACAGGCGATCTCGACATTACGGCAAGCTAATGGGCTTACGCTCAACATATGACACTGGCCTATTTGGCTCCGGTCTCTTCGGAGAACCTGAGACAACGCAATTTGCTGCTAGTGCATCTGTTGGGATTTCGGCCACTGCATCCGCAGTCACGGTTATTGACGCATCTGCATCGGCAGCGATTGCTGTAGCGGTAACGCCGCCAACTGCTATTAGAGTTGTTGACGGATCGGCGTCTGTATCCCTTGGCGGCATTGTCTCGGTCAGCGCAGTAACCTACGAAGTCATCCCCGGCTTCCGCCCCGGATACGGCCTTAACACTTACGGCTCATATCTTTACGGCAAGAACATTAGCATCGAAGAGGGCAGCGCGACTGCCGCGATTGGTGTTTCCACTAGCGTCAGCGCACAGGCAATTCGCCAGTCTGGTGCATCGCCAAGCATTGATTTTGCGTTTACTGCAAACGGCGTAATTGATGTTGTGGGTCGTGCAAGTGTAACTATTTCAATTTCACCAAATATAGCGTATAACAGGGTGAGGTTGTTTTCTGGAACGTCCGCAATTGCCATATCTACTAGCGTTTTCGCGCGGTATAAGTGGCTTGATGCAGACGATCCTTCTACAACATGGACAGCAGCGCCAAACCCAAGTAATACATGGGCCGAGGCAGATTACTTAGAGAGGGCCGCGTAATGCCTACGACAACGACAAACTATTCTTGGAATAAGCCAGCGGTCGGAGGTGACGAAGACGCGTGGGGCGGATACCTCAACGGTAACTGGGACAGCTTAGACACTTTGCTCGGCGGCGTTACAAACGCGCAGTTTTCCGTTCTAAATGGTCTGACTGCTACCACAACAGAATTAAACTATGTCGATGGTGTTACCTCGGCTATTCAACCGCAGCTAGACGCTGCTGCAACAACTGGTAAGGCAATCGCTATGGCGATTGTTTTCGGTTAAAGGAGAAGCCACATGGCCGCACCAAACGTAGTAAATGTAGCCACTATCACTGCCAAATCGGCAATGGTGGCTTTAAGTTCAACATCCGCGACTTCGGTCGTTAGCAACGCTGCATCCAGCGGCAAGGTATTCAAGATCAACATGATCCAAATTGCCAACGTCGATGGCACAAATGCCTGTGACGTAACTGTGGATATGCACAGCGCAGCATCTGGCGGCGGTACAGCTTACTCGCTGGTCGCAACTGCATCTGTCCCTGCTGACTCGTCGCTGATTGCTATTGACAAAAACACAGCTCTTTATCTTGAGGAAGATCGCTCCATCACCGTCACTGCTGGCACAGCAAACGACTTGGAAGTAATTGTAAGCTACGAAGAGATCAGCTAATGCGGTTCATTGGTAACGCCCCTGTAGATGGTGAAGTTCGTGCTATCGCCTCTGGTGCGTTAGCCACTGGAGAAGCTGTTCTCGTGAATAGCGATGGCACTGTCAGTGTTGTTGAGGAAACGGGTGTTAGTCAGGTTTTAGGTTCTGACACTGTGTTTGAAACGGCAGAGTCAAATTTCACACGGGCGTCCTACGACGCTAATGCTGGTAAGGTAGTAATCGCGTTTATTGACGCAGCCGATACGGTTACTTCCCCCAAAGGCAAAGTCATTGTCGGGACAGTTTCTGGGACAAGCATTTCATTCGGAAGTCCTGTAACCTTTCATGCAGACAGCACAAACTTCATGGATATGATTTACCATGAGGCTGCACAAAAGGTGGTCATCGTTTATTATGATGGTGACAACTCAGGTTATGGAACTTCTGTTGTTGGCACCGTAAGTGGTACATCTATCAGTTTTGGTTCTACAGTTGTATTTAACAGTGCAAACACAAGCTACCCTGCGCTTGCTTACGACAGTGCTTCTGAAAAAGTGGTGGTTTCTTATAGAACCACCTCAGACGTTGGTAAGTCTCAGGTTGGTACAGTAAGCGGAACGTCTATCAGCTGGGGTGCGGCTGTGACCTACAACTCTGGTGCTACTGGAGCGGCGATCACGTCCACTTATGACGCTAACGAGGGGCAGGTGGTCGTAGCATATCAGGATCAGGGCAACTCAAGTTACGGCACAGCTATTGTTGGCACTGTTAGTGGGACATCTATTAGCTTTGGCTCCGAAACTGTTTTTGAAGCAGCCACGACCAACAACATCAACATGGATTATGACGCTACGGCGCAGAAAGTAGTGATAGCCTATAGAGACGGGGGCAATTCCAACTACGGCACGGCCATTGTCGGCACTGTTAGCGGAACGTCTATCAGCTTTGGCACACCCTCAGTATACAATGCTGCAAACACAACTCAGCCCGCAGTGGACTATAACGGGGCCGCAGGTTCAGTGGTTATTTCGTACAACGATGGCGGAAACTCAAACTTAGGCACGTTTGTAACGGCAACGGTTAGTGGCACATCGCTTACTTTTAGTAGTGAGACGGTGTATTCTAGCGGCGGTACTTTATACAACGATCAAACCTTTGATAGTGCAAACAACAGAATGGTTGTGGTTTACAGAGATCAAGGCAACTCCAACTATGGCACTGCTGTAGTTTTCCAGCCCGCCTACACCTCCACCAACCTCACCTCAGAGAACTTCGTAGGCTTTGCCAATAGCGGCTACGCTGACGGTCAATCCGCAGCACTTAACTCGACTTGCTCCGTAGACAAAAACCAATCTGGTTTAACGGCTGGCGAGACTTACTATGTGCAGACTGACGGCACGTTGGGTACAACCCCTGCTGATCCGTCTGTTGTGGCTGGAACGGCCATCTCTTCTAACTCTATTATCGTGAAAGGGTAAATCCCATGAAGACTATCGTTGAAACATCAAGCGGCCTGAGCAAGTACCTGCTTGCTGATGACGTAACCATCACAGCTACTGCTGACAACATCACAGTGGGTGATCCTGCACAATTCATCATTGGTGACTTGAACAGCACCACAGTGACCGTCACTGACAACGTGACAAACGCCCCAGACGACTGGTCTGGCAACAAGTATTTCTTTGACGGCACTACATGGACACTGAACCCTGATTGGGTCGATCCTGCTACGCTGGAGGACTAATCTAAATGCGCATCATTGGTAACGCTGGAAAAGCGAGAGAAGTACAGGCCGTTGCCAGTGGTGCGTTGTCCACGGGTGACACTGTTGTTGTGAACGCTGATGGCACTGTTAGTGTTGTTGAAAGTATAGCGCCAGCACCCGCAACCCCTGCGTCTTTTACAGATACTCTTACAACCAAACCTGCTGTGTGCTACGATCCAGACAGTCAAAAAATTATTGCAGCTTGGAAAGATCGTGGCAACAGCGACTATGGGACGGCGGCAGTAGGGACTGTAAACGGTAATTCAATTAGCTTTGGAAGCGAAGTTGTTTTTGCAGCCTCAAACGCATCCGCAATTGCTATAACCTATGATACCAATGAAGATAAAGTTGTTATTGCTTACAAAAATGATGGCAATAGCGGCTATGGAACTGCTATTGTTGGCACTGTATCGGGGACATCCATTATCTTCGGAACGGCTGTTGTTTTTTATTCGGGTACTACAGGAAGAATTCAAACTAACGGTATATGTTTTGACAGCACAAATAACAAAGTTGTCATTGCTTATATGGATATTCCCGATAATCAAAGAGCCAAAGCCATTGTTGGAACCGTAAGCGGGACTAGCATTTCGTTTGGAAGTGCGGGTACATTTGAGACTGCACCGTCCACCTCCGGTATCGGCGTGGCTCACGACATTCAAAACAACAAAATTATTGTTGTGAGCGGAAAGTCTTCTGACGGCATAGTCAGAACAGTAGGCAGATTGGGTACAATTTCTGGGACTTCTATAAGTTTCGGTTCTCACGAAACTCTTATAACTAACCGGGGTGGTGAGAACGCAGTTGCTGTGACTTATCTAGGTTCCGGCAAGTCGTTAGTTTCCTTTAATGATTATTCTTTTTCCACTAGGGAGGGTTATGTTTCCGTTTTGACTGTTGATGGTTCATCAATGAGTTTTGGAACTCCTGTTAGGTTTACTTATGGGGGGGTTAATAGGATAAGTGCTTCACTTGTTCCCTCCACAGGACAAGTTGTTGTCGTCTATAAAGACGAAGGTGTGTCTGATTTTGGAAGATTTGTAGTAGTAACGGTAAGTGGGACTGTGCCTTCTGCAACTAGCCCCGTTACATTTGAAAGTGCTGCAATTGACTTTCCCGTCGTTGCGTATGATGAAAACGCTGGAACAGCGGTTACTGTTTATATAGATGACGCCAACTCTGGTTTTGCTACATACTGCGTTTTGGCACCCAACGGCCTTAACCTCACCTCCGAGAACTACATCGGCACAGCCGCCAGCGGCGCACCTAGTGGGCAAGGCGCTAAGATCAACATCAAGGGCGCTGTGGACGAGAACCAATCTGGCTTAACCGCAGGTCAGAGTTACTACGTCCAGACGGACGGA